AGGAGGTTACGGATTTGATTGCTAAAATGGAAGCAAATGCCGAAGTTGCTCCTGCAATTGAACTCACTCCCGAAAACTGGATTGCCCAGTTTGGAGAGGACGGCACCGTTAAAACTCCTATCGGCATTGTCAAGATGGGTGCTAACCAGTTGCTGAAACTCTACTCACTGAAAAGGACTGAGTATTTCGGCATGATACATCCAACACTCAATTCTCCCGATGTAATCCTTGAGGAAGCCGACCCAAAGGAAGGCTCTGAACGTGATAGCAAATATCTTTTCATCAAGACGTTTGTAAAATCGGACGGCACTCGCATAGTTCATTTTGAATCCGTGACCGTCAAGAAAGACGGCATGGAAGTGTCCATCAGCAGTCATGAGATAAAGGACAAGTCATTAAAGAACAAGATGCAGAACGATATTGTCCTGCACCTTGATGAAAAATTGTCTCCCAGTTCTGAAATGCGCTTAACCGAGACTCCGAGTGAATCGGAGGGACCGGACCTTGTTCCTACGTCCGACAATGTGTCTTCTGACGGCAAAGATAATACTTTGTCAGCAGACAAACAAACGAACGGAGCAGGAAGTTCTGAACCGTACACGATTACGCCTACTACCTACACCAACAAGAAAGGCAAGACAAGCGATGTTCATCTTGTCAAGTTCAACCGAGAACTCACAAAGGAAGAAAAGTCAGCTCTTGACACCTTTGTGCGTGAGCCACTCGCAGAAGGTAAGAAAACCTCACGCGGTTGGTATGACCGCAAGCAGGGCGGTTATATGATGCGCAGTGAAGAAGCTGCACGTCAACTCGGTGAAATGCTTGGCAACGAGGAAGCGGTTGCAGACGTACAACCTATGACTGCCGAGGAACTCCGTGAGGCTGTCGGTGCGAGCCGCACACGCAATCCCAAGCCTAAGAAATCACCTATCAACCGCGTAAGCCTTGAAGATGTGATGACCGACCTGTCGACCAAAGGCGAAACCAAGTTGAGCGACCATGCCGAGCCAGTCAAGGCAGAGCAGGAAGCACAGCACGAAATCTCCGATGATGAAATGCAGTGGTTGGCTAATGAGCTGCGCGAGTTGCTCGGCATCGGAGAGGACGAGGGAGACGCTGATATCAAATTCCGTGACCCCGGCGAACTCACACCGCAGGAGCGTCAGCGTATCCAGTCGGCAGGCATACGTCTTGCTATGGGTCTTGTAGAGCGTGGCACAACCTCTTTCCCCGACTATGCTACCAAGATGGTTGGATTGTTGGGCGACAAGATACGTCCGTGGCTCAAATCATTTTACGAGGGCGCACGCTGGACACCCGGCTATGAGAAATATGACTTTACTCCTACGGAGCAGGTTGCCGTCTTTGACGTGCAGAACTTCGACAAGAAGCAGGCTGACCCTATTGCGCAGGCTGCCATGATAGTTGAAGAGCGTAAAGCCTCAACCGCATCGGCGCAGGCGCAGAAAGAACTTATTGAAACACGAAACAAAAACCGCAGAGAAAATGACAAGCAGAGAGAAGCAGATACAGCAGCTCTTGCAGAAAAAGCAGAGGCTGTTGCAAGCGAAGCAGAAAGTATCGCAGAAACTTCAGCAGACGCAGGCGAACTCAACCGAGCCTCAGAACTGATCGACCAAACCCTTGACGAGGTCAACGACCAACTGGCCGTCCTCGGCTACTATGAAGCCGTTGAGGACGATTCAAAGTTCCATGAGAGTTACGGCTATATGCTTACAGCAGAGAAAAAAGCTGTGGCAGATGCAGCCAAACTTGCAAAGCAGTTGGTAAACGACCTCGGCATTGACATTAAAGTAACGAGTGCGACTACACCGCTCGGCCGCAAGAGCGTCAAGAAAAGCACAGCAGTAAGAGCGAACATCGCCCCGGCAGGTGGTGACGTAATTATAAATCTCCCTCTAAACGAGGGAAGAATACTCGCCATCTATATCGGTCTTGACCCAGTTGCAGAAAGAGGCTCACGCAGGCAAGGTGACAATCTTGCCGTTGAGCGGATACTATATCGGGTGGAAAATCCGAATGGAAGCGGTATGGAACGTTGGGGCCACAATATGTATGCCCCAGTTGAATCGACCTATGCCGATTTCCTGCGCAGGGTCAAAGAGATTACACGCGACTATCTGCCGTCCTCAACGCCTGCCGAAGAGCCGCAGGCGGAAGCCTACCACGGCACAGTCACTTTGAAAGACGGACGCGAGGCGGTTGTCATAGCAGCCAACCATGTGCAAAACATCGGAGAGCCCCCCCGACTGACTGACTACATCGTAGGAGTGAAAGGAGAGCCGGGTACAATCAAAATCTCCCCGGAGGAAATTGCCCATGCAGGCGCACCGACAGTCGAGGACAAACCCTCGACCCCTGCCAAATCCGAAGAAACCCACAACGGCTACAAGGTCGGCGATGAGGTCATGTGGGACCGTTACGGCAACGGCAATTGGGAGAAAGTCAAGATAGAAGATTTTGACACTGACGGAAGGCCTATCTTTGAGGCTGTCAAGGGTGTCATGTCAGAAAAGGGAGACTGGAGCCGCGTCAAGCCTGCCGATGGAATCTTCGGCGAGGCACAGCGTGTGGCAAGAGCCACACAAGAGAAGAAGCGAAGTTCTCGCAAAAAAGACGTAACTTTGAAGCCGGAACAACCTGTCGGAGATTTGTTCGGCGGCCTATTCGATAACACTCAAAACTTAAGCAATCATGAAGAAACTGAAATGGGAACTCGCCCCGGAGAAGCCGGGGGACAACGACAGCAATTCAAGCAGGATACGCAGGTGGGAGGAGATGAACCCCGGCGTGAAACTGAAAGACCTGCCGGAGAAGCAGGCAGTGGAAGCACTGGCATGGATTCTGATGCTGACCGAGCAGGAAGCAGAGGATTACATGACGTGGCTACGCAGCCAGCCTTAGAACGTCTGCCCGAAAAGGAACGTAAGAACGTTCACAACAACCATGTAGAGCGCGGCACCGAAGTCGCGCCCAAGAGCGAGAGCGCACGCATCAAAGCCAACATCGTCGCCATCGAGACGATGAAGAAACTTGAAGCGAGCGGTGAAGCACCAACAGCCGCCGACATGAAGAAACTTCGTGCATTCAGCGGTTGGGGCGGCCTTGGCAAGGCTTTCAGCGACTGGGATACAAGCCGACAGCTCAGGCAGCTTCTCGGCGATAAATTATATGATGAGGGCGCGGAAATGTCGCGCAACTCGGCATATTTTACCCCAGCTTACATTGTAGATGCAATGTGGGATATTGCGCGTGCAATGGGATTCAAGGGTGGTCGCGTCCTTGAAGGTTCAGCAGGTATCGGCAATGTCCTCGGTCTAATGCCACAAGACCTTAGTGAACGTAGTTATATCCGCGCCGTTGAAAAAGACCCGACAACAGGCAAAATGCTCAGTCTGCTTTATCCCGATGCCGTTGTTGATATTGACGGCTTTGAGAAAGTCAAGATAGAGACTGGCACATACGACCTTGTCATAACCAATGTTCCGTTTGTTCCCGGCTTGAAAGTCGCAGACACAAGCGGTGACGGCGACATCTCAAAAGAGTTCAAGACCTCTATCCACGATTTTTGTATTGCCAAGAACGTGCGCAAACTGCGTGACGGCGGTGTTGGCGTGTTCATCACCACAGCAGGCTCGATGGACGGCACAGGCCGTTTGCATAAATGGCTTAGCAACCGTGAGAACGCAGACATTGTTGGTATGTTCCGTATGCACAATGAGACATTCGGAGGCACTAATGCCACATCCGACATCATTGTTGTGCGCAAGCGTGTGAACGGCGTTAAGTCACCCAACGCCATAGATTGCTCACTCACGACAGGAGTGCGAACAGCCGAGTATGACACCGGCGAGAAAAAGAAAGTCAAGAATGTTGGCGAAGTGCCAATCATCAAAACGCTTTCCATGTCATACAATCGCTACTATGTTGAGCATCCCGAATACATGGCAGGCGAAATGCATTTCGGTTTTGAAAAAGGCGACACCAGTTTCAGACCCGAAAGCAAAGGTTTGTATCCGATTAAGGAGAAAGACCAGTCGCAACTATTGAGCCAGTGGGTTGAGGATATGAAGCAGAAGTTGGCTGACACCTCGGAAGAGCCTGCTCCCACGGTAATGAACCACCGCGATGAGTATGTTCCCACCTATGACAAGGTTGGCAATGAGGTAAAGACTGGAACTGTTGTTGTAGATTCGCAGGGTCGTATCTGCGTCAACTATGACGGAACGGCTCGTCCACTCATGTCCAAACTTGACAATAAGAATCCTAAAAGTGCAGATGAACGTATTGCACAGTTCAACAAGAACAAGGTTAAGGGTCGTAGTCGCGTACAGGTGGTACAAGATTACAATGCCATCAAGAAGGCCCTCAATGACTTGCTCGAATACCAAAAGACATCAGATTCCGATGAGGGGTTACAGCCGAAACTCAAAGCGTTGAACCGCGCCTTTGATTCCTTTGTGGCGACATACGGACACCTGCACGGCAATAACGGCCTGGCATGGCTGAAGAATGATGTTGACTATCCCTCCGTAATTGCCCTTGAGACATATCGCGAGGAAGGTCTTGAACACAAAAAAGTGTTTGGTAAGGCTGATATATTCAGCCGCCGTGTCGTTGTTCGCCCCGAACAGCCCAAGGCTACAAATGTCCGTGACGGAGTAACGCTCAGTATCCGTCAGACTGGCTCACTTGACACCCGATATATCGCAGATCAACTCGGCATGAGTGAAGCAGATGTTCGCCGTGAGGTAATTGAAGCCGGACTTGGTTATGAGAACCCACTCACACATTCAATGGAAGCCGCGCACGAATACCTGTCGGGGAATGTGCGTGAGAAAATGCAACAGGCAGAGGTCAACAATGAGGACGGAAGATACACACCAAACATCACCGCCCTGCGTAAGGTTGTGCCTCACAACATCCCATCGCATTTCATTGAGTTCAGTATCGGCTCTTCGTGGTTGCGCCCTGAACTCTTTGAGCAGTATGTCAAAGAACGTACAGGCGCAAGTGTGAAACTTACCTATGCAGGTGGTATGTGGGCCATGGATAAGCCAAAATGGACTGGGGAGCAGGACAAATCATTCGGCATCCGAAGTGAAATCTGCGATAAGATTATCACTGGTACGGAGTTGATAGAGGCCGCCATGACCAACCGCACAATCCGTGTGTCAAAACAGCAGAAAGACGGCCCCACGATATCCGACCCTAAAGCTACATCTGCCTGCGCCGCCAAAGTAGATGAAATCCGCGATGACTTCAAATCGTGGCTGCGCTCTCGCATGGAATCTGCCCCCGAACTGGCAAAGGAAATTGAAGAGACCTACAACAACATCTTCAACAACTCTGCGCCAATGACTATCCCCGATGAGTATATTCCAGAATACTTTGACGGAGCCGCGCGAGTTATCGGAGGGAAGCCTATCAAGATGCGCAAACATCAGTCTAAAGCCATTGTGAGAGGCACGATGCAGAGCCTTATGCTTGCTCATGAGGTTGGCACAGGTAAAACTTTTACCCTCATCACCACAGCAATGGAAATGCGCCGTCTTGGCACTGCCAAGAAGCCGATGATTGTAGTGCAGAACGCTACACTCGGTCAGTTTGTGGCAAGCGCGAAAGCACTCTACCCGGACGCACGCATTCTCAGTCTTGAAGATAAAGACCGCAATGCAGAAGGACGTAAGGACTTCTATGCAAAGATACGTTACAACGACTGGGATATGGTTGTCATTCCCCAGTCTGTATTGGAGCGCATTCCCGATCACCCCGACCGTGAACGCCGATTCATCGAAGAATCCATCCAAGAAAAGATGGACGTTATAGAGGCTATGTCAAAAGATCGTGAGGCAGGACGCGCCGTTGCAGCTCTTAAAAAGGACGTTGAAAATCTGCGCGACCAGTTGAACAAACTCAGCGACACCGAGACAGCCGAGGGTGAAGTGACAGAGCGCGTAATGGTTACGTCCGGCTCAAAGCCGAAGAAAGACGGCAAGAGAGCCGCAATCGCAAAGGAGAATGCCAAGACTCGCGCGGAAGAGATGCTTAACCGCGCTACCGATGACACTCTCAACTTTGATGACCTCGGAGTGGACGCTATTCTTGTAGACGAGGCACACGAATACAAGCACCTCGGATTTGCCACTGCCATGCAACGCGGTGTCAAGGGTGTAGACCCGTCATATTCAAAAAAGTGTCAAGGTCTGTATCTCAAAGTAAAGGCGGTGCAGGAGAAGAGCGGTGGCAGAAATGTAATCTTCGCAACCGGTACTCCTATCTCCAATACGGCTGCAGAGGTTTGGACGTTTATGCGTTACCTGCTCCCGCGTGAGGTCATGGAGGGCCATAACATTTGGCACTTTGATGATTTTGTGCGCAACTTCGGCAGCATCCAACAGATGCTTGAATTTACCACGCAGGGAACGTATAAAGAGAACAATCGTTTCGCAGGCTACTCAAACCTGCCCGAACTCGCACGAATATGGGCAGGCATAACCGACACTGTTCTCACCGCTGAGGCAGGCGAGGTAAAAAGCCAAATCCCCGAACTGGAAGGAGGTCAGCCGACCGACCTTTATTTGCCGCAGACCAATGGACTGCGAGCCGTTCTCAAATTCGTGAGAGCGCAACTCAAAGCCTATGATGAAATGAGTGGGCAGGAGAAAAAAGAGAATAGTCATATTCCGCTCGTCATGTATGGCATAGCCAAAGCAGCCGCCATTGACGCTCGGCTTGTCATGGCTAACGCCCCCGATGACCCACACAGCAAGACCAATGAAGCTGTGCGTCAGACTCTCCGCTCATTAGAGGACAGTAAGGCATACAATGGCACTGTCGCAATCTTTGCCGACAACTATCAGCGCAAGAATAAGGGAACTGGGGCTGTCGAGTTCAATCTATTCGATGACATCCGTACCAAACTGATTGCGCAGGGTGTGCCTGCCGAGCAGGTTGTAATCATGCGTGACGGCATGACCGACAAGGCCAAAGAGAAAATCTTTGCAAAGGTCAATGCCGGAGAAATCCGCGTGATACTCGGCACAACACAGCGTCTTGGTGTAGGCGTGAACATACAGGAGCGTCTTCACACGCTGATGCACATTGACGCGCCTAACCGTCCTATGGACTACTGGCAGAGAATGGGTAGGCTCTTGCGTCAAGGCAATATGCACAAAGAAATGGGTATCCCCGTAAGGGTTATACGCTTTGGCGTTGAGGATAGTCTTGACGTGACCGCCTATCAGCGACTGAAAACCAAAGGTGCGATTGCAGACGCTATCATGCACTCCAAGGATTTGCTTGCCAACAACCTTGAAAATCGAATACTGGAAGAAGAGGGAGATGAGTTCGGCAACATCACAGCAGAGTTGTCGGGCAGTCAATATGCCATGCTTCAGAACCAAACCGAGAAAGAGTTGCGCAAGTTGCAGGCAAAGCAAGATCAGCACAGACAGCATCAGATGTATATTCATCGCGCCGAGCCAAGACTTCGTGAACGGATTGAAAAGTTTGGCAATGACATTATGCGCAGTGATGAAATTCTCGCCTTACTTGAAAACAATCCCACGACAATCACAATCAACGGCAAGACTTTCCAGTCTCGTGAGGATATGCAGAAAGTCTTTGAGGCACACAACAAGGCTATGGCGGCAAAGAAGCAGAGTGTTCAGCAGGACGAACCTATTACTTCTACTCTGACATTTGACATAGGCAACGTCCATTTCACACTGACTACTCATGTAAGTCAGATAGCCGGGTATGGAGGTCAAGGTGCTTTGTCGTTCGATGTTGATGTGCAGCACGATGTGGTTTCCCATGATATAGATTACAAGCGTTCTTTCGGCGACATTCCGTTGAAGCGAATTATCAACGAACTTGTTGATAACGTGACAAGTGGTAAGGAAGAGCGTTCCAATCGTGAGGCATGGGTCAACGCTAAAGAACGTAATGAAACAGACCTCGCAGCCCTCCTGAAAGATAAGGGCAAGCCCTTTGAACACGGCGAGCGTATCAAGGAACTGGAGCAAAAACTTGAAGAGTACACTATTGCTATGCAGGAAGAACTCAGAGAGAAAGAAGCCAAGTATGCCGAGATGGATGCCAACATTGAGGACGCAACGGACATCACGTTTACCTCCGAAGATGATGAGGACAGCGAGGATACCCCGACCAACGGAGACGGCAACAAGTACCGCCTCATCGAAGAGCGCGGTCTGCTTGACTTCCTTGACGGACAGCCGTTGAAACTCGGTTACCGCTATTCGCAGTGGGCGAATATGGGCGTGTTGCCGCCTATGACAGCCAAGCAGAACGGCGAGTGGCGTGCGCCTATGGTATTCAGCCGTTGGGAGCAGAGCGAAGAGGGTATGCGCAAGGAAAACGGCAAGGCAGACCTTGTGCAGGGCAATGGACGCACGACAGGCGATGTTGCCTACAATCCTTATTTCCATATCCGCACCTCACCGCTCAACGACCAGTTCACAGCCGCCTATGACCGCCCCGAACTGATTGTTGTAGAGGGCTACTATCCCGAAAGCGAGGAAACAAGCGGATACCATGCAGATGGCGCAAAGGATTCCGTGGGTCTCATGGACTGGCACAGCGGTAGCGTTAACGGACAATTGAGCGAGGATACAAAGGTTCAGACCATGCTGTCTCGCTACTTCAAGCCGGGTCGCATAGTTCCGTGGAGCGAGGTCGCCGACCTCATCATGGGGCGTGTGGGCAACCAAAAGATTACATTCCCCATCAATGCCGTGCCGCCCATGCTCCGTGCTGAACTCGCCAAGAGAGGTGCAAAGTTCGGAGACATCAGCGGAAGCGTAGCTGAGGCAGATATTCCTATGCTCAACGAGCTGCGCGATCGAGTGAACGCAGGCGAATGGGATGCAGGGCTTGAAAAGGCACGCGAGTATATGGACGCTTACGAATCATCGCCCGAAGCCAAAGAGGCGCGTGTCGCCAATCTCTCGGCAGTATCGCACACACCGGTCCGCATCATCAGAACGCAGGCAGAGGTTGACGCGCTCCCCACTCGCAGGGAGAGACGAGCCAAAGGTTGGTGGAGCGCGAAGGACAATGAGGTTGTCATCGTGCTTCCCAATAATGTGAACGTAGCCGATGTTGACAATACGTTTGTCCATGAGGTCGTAGGACACAAGGGGCTGCGCGGTCTTATTGGAGAGGGACGCTTTGATGAGTTCCTATCCGAGGTGTACTCCCATGCATCCAATCCTATCCGAAAAGTCATTGACAAAAAAACGGACGGTATGGTAAACGCTGAGGCCGACCGCTTGCGCGTACGCAAGGCACAGGCACACGAGCGAGCCGGGAAAGATGTGAACGCCAATTACTACACCGACATGGCAGAGGCGCGAGTTGAGGCCGAAGCAAAGCGCAAGGATTTCCTCAAGGAAGCCACTGAGGAATATATGGCAGATCTCGCCGGTCGTATCGGCAGCGAGGGTTTTGAGAAGATGAGCCGTGACGAACTGACGCTCTGGGGTAAAATCAAGGCAAAGGTTCAATCGTTCCTGGACAAATTCCTGAGCGGTTTAAAAATTGCCAAGAGCATACGCCTCAACGATAAAGACCTTTCATATATCCTCTTCAAGTCATGGAAGAATATGCGCGATAAACAGGGCAAAGGCGGCGTGTTCGCCGATGCCGAGGACGTTGTCATGCGCAGACGGACCGGCTATGACGCAGATGATGTGACGCGATTCCGCGACCCCGGCCTGGGATTGGAAGAAACCATCACCAAGATGAAAGCCGAGGCATTGCAGGCCAACACCAACAACTTGCAGGCTAAACGTGACGCAATGCGTGCAATCGGCGGCAACCTCAATCATCTGCGTCAAGCAATGGCACGTCAGCGTGAATATGACATTACGACCGTCAAGAGCGTTGCAGACCTCGCCCGTATTCTCATGGACGCTAATCTGCTCGATGATTTGAGCAAATATGAAACCAAGCGCATACTTGGCGCAATCAATAATGTAGTCGGCAAACAGGATGTGAGCCGGTATGTTCAAAAGGTAATGGATATCATGGTTGATAATCAGCTACGCATGGGTGCTAACACTCTCGGCAGATTGTTGAGCATACGCGGCAGTCATGTTGACGCACGCGGTATAGAGGTGCAGGGCGAACTTGACCCGGACGGACAGCGCATTGCGCAGGTGGTAAGGAAGGCAACCTCTCTGCCAAAAGATAACATTGACATTCGCATTGCCGAAGCCATCAACCGCATGAGCAGCACAGACCAAGCAATCGCCGATGATGCTACAATAGAGTATGCCGGACTGCAAATAGCACGCCAGTATGTTGAAGACATCACCGAAAGCAAAGCCGAGGAAAAGGCTCTGCGCGATTCCATCAAGCAGGCAAAGGAAGATAAGGACGCCGGGCAGATGACCGAGGACGCCTACCGTCAGTATGTAGCCTCAACCGAGGACGCTATACGGCAGAACAAGATAGAGCGTGCCGAAGCATTCCATTCCCTTGTCGAGCAGGTCGGCGGTGTGTTAAACGAAAGCGTTGAGCGTGCCAAGGCATGGCGCGAAGCCGAGAAACAGCGCGTTGAGGAAATCCACCACAACGCCAACTCCGACATGGAGGGCCGTCCGACTGATGAACATCACAAAGATGACCGCACGCAGAAACTCGCCAACAACAGCGGTGTCCGCTTCCTGCTTGCTCCCCTTGCCACGTTCGATCAGATGTTGAGAATGTTCGGCAAAAAGAACACGCGAGGCGAGGGCTATCTGTGGAACCGTTATATGCGTGGTTGGGTCAGCGCGACCGAAAAGGAGTACACTGGCTATCGTGACGCTCTGAAAGTGCTTGACGCAAAGGTAAGCGAGATTTACGGCAAGGACATGAAATGGGGCGACCTGTTCAGCATTGACCGCAAACTCCCGAAAGCCTCGGTAAGGTTCTTTGACGGAGGCGAAATGAAAGACCACGAACTGACGCAGGGCAATCTGCTCTACATCTACATGGCTGACAAGATGAGTGACGGACGTATGAAGCTGCGCCGTATGGGTATTACCGAGGAAGATATTGAGGACATCAAGAACTTCCTTGACCCGAAATTCATTCAACTTGCGGACTGGATGCAGGAAGAGTTTCTTGTTGACAAGCGCAACGAGTACAACGAGGTTCATAAGCGTATGTTCGGCGCGTCTATGGCCGCTATCGAGAACTACTTCCCCTTGAAGATACTCGCCAATGCAAGACTGGAGAATGTGGACGTGGCAGATGACACCACCGATACCGCCCTGCCTGCAACATCAACCGGCAGTATCATCAAGCGCAGGCGCAACAATCTCGCACTTGACGTGACCGGTGCCAATGCTTTCTCGGTAATCCTTGACCACCTTCAGCAGATGGAGCGGTGGGCTGCATTCGCTGAGTTCAACCGCGACCTCAACACCCTGCTTTCATACAAGCGATTCCGCAACCAAGTGATGAATATGAGCAGTGTGTATGGCGGTGGCAAGACGCTGTGGAATAATTTCCGTAACGTGTGCAGTATGGCCGCAGGCACATACAGACCACCGATTGCAGCTCTTGACAAATCGGCTGTCAATATCGCCAAAGGCGTAACAGCCGCCAAGGTAAGTTTCCGAGTGTTCACGGCATTAAAGCAGTTCTTTTCAATACCTGCTTATATCTCGGACAGCAACCCCATGTATCTGGCCGCCAACATCGCCAACCCGATAGGCGCGTGGAGATGGTCGATGAAGAACCTGCCGCTGTTTGAGAAGCGTTGGAGCAGCCGCATGGCAGGCGACCCACGACTTCTTAAATCAGATATGGACTGGAAGATGTGGCGTAGCCGTATTGTTGAAATAGCTTCGCGTGTCGGTATGTCGCTTAATGCCTTTGTTGATGCACTGACAGTCGCTATCGGCTCACACTCTATCTATCAGACCAAACTCGCCAAGTACAAGCGTCAGGGTTATGACCATGATGTCGCGGAGGCAAGAGCGAAGCAGGACGCAACAATCCTCTTCAATCAGACCCAGCAGTCAAGCGAAGGCGCATTCCTCTCCACCATGCAGGTTGACCGCTCATGGCTGAGTGTGTTGTTTTCTGTGTTCCGCAACTCCCCTATGTCGTACACCCGCCAACTCTATGACTCAATCCGCAATCTCGGTCACCGATTCACACCCGGATACAAGGGTCTTTCGGAAGAGTTCATGGCGAAGCAGATGAGACGTGACGGCATTGACCCCGACAAGGCAGACCGCAACGCCAAGCAGGAATACCGCCGTGGCATTATCCGCGATTTGGTTCGTGTCGGTGTGTTCGGCTATCTCCTGCAACTCGCATGGAACTTGTGTGCATATCTACCGTATCTCATTCTCGGTGAAGATGATGAAGAGAAAGACAAGATGTGGCAGGACGTGTGGAATCACTCTATGTTCGGCAGTATCGAAGGTCTGACCGGTGGCGATGTCATAAGTGCCGCAGGCAATATGTGGGTGAGCGGAGAAGGCAATCCCCAGTATCTCACGAAAGATATGCCGTTGGCAAGCGATGTCCTTTCTATCTTAAAGAAGATGGATAAAGACCAAGTGTCAGCCATGAACGATGTAATCAATCTTCTTGTGCAGTCAACTGTCGGTGTCAATCCCCAGTCATTGACTGATGCCGTCGTCGCCGTCATGGACTACTGCGGAGACGATGCAGAGACTTCACGCGAGTGCGCCTTGCTCATGGCAAGAGTTCTCAACTGTCCGCAGAGCCAACTTGACAAAATCTATTTTGATGAGTTGGACGCTTCCGGGGAAGAGGCAAGCCAAATGACCCCGTCAGAGATTGCCGAGCGTTATGCCCGATACAAAGTAAGACGCGGTGCGCCCCTCACCGGGTGGGCATACGGCAACGAACAGCGTGAGAAACTCATGGATAAGTACCGCGACCGAAGCAACACTCTTGCAAAAGAACGGTTGACGCGTGAGACTGACAAGCAGGCAAGTCAGAACATGGCTCAATGGCTTGAAGAGTTTGAGGCGACCAAAGACCGCGTCAAGGAAATCAGAAAGGTCAAGAGCCGCGATGAGGACCGGTACGATGAATTGCTCAATGAACTGGAGATAACACCTGAATATGACCGCTACGAAATCATCAAAGGCTATAAGCGTGATGTTGATGCGCTGACAAAGGAATGGCTCAATGCCACTACTCCTGCTCAACGTGACTCTTGCGCACAGGCCATCATCAGATTGAAGAGCGACATGGTAAGAGAGTTGATAAACACGCAACAATAGTTAAACGATAGTGGACGATGCATGGAGTTATCTTTGCACCGTCCACTATATACCAATCACAATGGCAAAGAAGAAATTACATAAAGCAAGCCGCGTAATGCCCAAGAGTGAACTGGACAGCGTGGCACGCTCCAAGAGCATGGGGCGCAACCGTGCCTTTGAGGTCCTATGGGAGGCGCAACAGTATTGGCTGGCAATGGAGACATTCCGTCAAGACCGAGAGCGTAACAAGAACTACACCTATGGCAGGCAGTGGGATGACTATATCTGTGTTGACGGCAAGATGGTCAAGGAAGAAGACTACATCAAGTCGCAGGGCAATGTCGCGCTCAAGAACAACCTTATCCGGCGTATGGTGCAGGCTGTCCTCGGCGTGTACCGCAGTCAGTCCAAAGAACCGACCTGTACTGCCCGGGATCGCGATGAGCAGAAATACGGCGAAACCATGTCGACCGTCCTGCAGTGCAATATGCAGCTCAACCGCATGACCGAGATTAATGCCCGGTGCATGGAAGAGTTCCTTATCTCCGGCTTTGTTGTACAGCGCAAGTGGTATGGCTGGCGTGAGAATAAACTGGATTGTTGGACGGACTATGTTCAGCCGAACAATTTCTTTATAGACAATAATATGCGAGACTTCCGAGGGTGGGATGTGTCCTGCCTAGGCGAAGTCCATGATATATCATTTGAGGAATTGTGCGGACGCTTCGCCCATAACGAGGCAGACTATTCAAGGCTTTCCGAGATATACGCCCATGCACGCGACAAGGTTGTTGTAGGTGCGACCTATGACTATTTCGGTTATCCGTTGCAGGGATATTACGATTTCCTTGTACCCCGTGACCTCACACGATGTCGTGTCATAGAAGTATGGCGCAAAGAGAGCAAGCCTCGCTACCGCTGTCATGATGTCAACAACGGCGATGTATTCAAGATTGACCTTGAGGATTATGAGGAATTTGTCGGCAGAGTCAACAGGGAACGCCTACGCGAGGGCGTGGAACTGGGCATGGCTCAGGAAGATATACCGCTGGTTAAGTATGAGTGGTTCATGGACTCATATTGGTATTATTATTTCCTTACGCCGTTCGGTGACATACTTGATGAGGGCGAGACGCCATACGAACACAAAAGCCACCCCTATGTGTTCAAGGCATATCCGTTTATTGACGGCGAGATACATTCATTCGTTAGCAACGTGATTGACCAACAGCGGTATACCAACCGCCTCATAACGATGTACGACTGGATTATGCGTGCAAGTGCAAAGGGTGTGCTTCTATTCCCAGAAGAGTGCCTGCCAAAAGGAATGTCAATAGAAGACATCGCTGATGAGTGGGCGCGTTTTAACGGCGTGATAATGATAAAGCAACCAAAGACAGGTTCAGTGCTGCCACAGCAGGTTGCCAACAACTGCACGCAGATTGGCATTACCGAACTGCTGAATATGCAGTTGAAATTTTTTGAGGACATATCGGGTGTAAACGGAGCATTGCAGGGCAAGCCTGGTTATTCGGGTATGTCGGCAAGCCTCTACAATCAGCAAGCGCAGAATGCGACCACTTCGCTGCTTGATCTGCTTGATACTTTCTCATCGTTCATCAAAGATGGAGCGACAAAGGATGTCAAGAACATTCAGCAGTTCTATGATACACCGAGAGTATTCAACATCGCAGGCAAGAACTCGGCAATCGTTGAATACGACCCACGCAAAATCCGAGACGTTGAATTTGACTTGTCAATCGTTGAAAGCACATCAACCCCGGCGTACCGTGCGATTGCGAACGATATTCTGATGAAGTTGTTTGAGGTGCAGGCAATATCAGTGGAGCAATTGCTTGAACACGGCGACTTCCCATTTGCCGACAAACTCCTACAAAGTATCAAGAGCCAGCGCGAACAACTGGAAAAAGGTCAGATGCCGGATGGTCTATCACCAGAACTTGCACAACAAGTACAGCAGGGAGCAAATATGCAGGCTGCACAACAGGCACAGCGAATGTTGCAGGCTGCATAAATATACTACTCAGAAAACGGCCTCGGAAACGGGGCCTTCCCTTTTTCTCGCCGGTCTCTGCTGTTTGGGGATAATTCGTGGAATCTCCATTTCGTAGAAGCAGATGTGCATACCGATAGCGCGTGTCATCAGCAAGTCATCATGCTTGCCGACAATCGCGCCATACGAACCGTTAGGCTTGCGCTCATAGACAAGGTATTCATCAAGACAACGCTTATCGCGCTCGGTGTATAGATGTTCGCGTATGACCTTGACAAGTGTTGAGATAATCATCGGCTTTGTTGCAATGTTGGTGTGGAAACCATACTTGCGCGGAATACCCTGTCGAATCTCATCTTCAGACTGACGGCGAGCGTATAGGTTGGGATATATAGTTGAAATCTGATTGAGAATATATTGCGACTGGTCGCCACCCTCAACTTGCCTTTCACGGTCATGAGTTTCCAGGGTATTGCTCTCAATGACAAGCAGGGAATTATTGTAATAGGCTGCCACTTGCACAGCTTTCCACGCAAGGCGGTCAATATCGCAATGTCCATACCATTGGGCTACCACAGCCGGGCGACCGCCCTCAATCATATTCAAGCGGTCAATAACAAGGATAACCGACCAGTCGGCTTTAGCGGAACGGCCGCCAATGTCAACAATCGTTAGATAGCGGTCGGTAATTTCTACCTCATCATCTATTTCAGGTTTCGCCCAAATCCATAACTGCCCCTGTCTGTCCTCATGGAAGCGTAGGTTTTCAAGAGCCGTTTCGCCCTCATCGCAATTGGCATAAACATCGCCGATGTATCGGGGGGGACGGCAAGCCTTTTCAAACTCCTCAACTTGATACTTGTCGAACACCATTGTGCCGGAGTGAACGAATGCCTCAACATCATCAGAGGGGAACTCGGAAGCCATAATACTGTGAGCATTCTTACCGCTTCGCTCCTTAATATACCAGTTGATTGATTCCAGTGACGCACCTTTTTCCCATAGCCACCAAAGATACTTACCGCATTCCTCACGCGTTGAAAGGACGTTATCATTCTCCCGATTTTCATAGAGCCACCGAGCAAAATCGCGCAGAGACTCGCCGTTATCAAACGGCATGGAATATTGCTCGATCTGAAACCACGCTATGAACAATGCCTCAAACTGAGAGGGGATATCGGGGTCGGCGGCCGCAGAATACTCGGTGTGGAAGAAATTTCCGGTTCCGTTTGCTGTTGACTCCATTACAATCATAGTAAACGGACGCAGAAGAATACCCGAACACGCAGAGCGTACAATATCTTCTGGTGACCTGCCGTCAGTATTT